GGATAGATGGATCTTTTAATACAAAATTTTCTTTCAAGTCTAAGGTATTAATAGTTGTATTATCTTTAGGAGCAACTATAGAATCTAAAGTATCTCTTGAGATACTTGGTAAAAGATTTTTATTCTCCCCATCAATTAATACTGTAGATAAAAAATTATCAATCTTCGAATAGTCAGAAAAATCATCTACAAAAAATCCTGTTTTAAATCTATCTTTTCCTTCAGAATCTTTAATTTGCAGAGACTGGACGTTTGCTTCCAAGAGAGACAAACTTGTTACTTCTTCGAGAACCTCTATACGATCTTCTATGAGACTAATATCTCTCATAGTATATCTTTTATTGTCTACAGATATTATTTCTGCATCTTGAGGATCATAAAGATATGCTGGTAAATTGATTGTTCCCAATTCCAACATGTTTTCTCTGGTTTTTGGTTCTTCTGGATTTTTTGATGGAATTCCTTTATCGACCAAAAATTCTCCAGTTGTAGTTAAATAAACTTTATCAATTCTTGGTAGATAGAAATTTTGTGATAAAATAGAACTTTCGCCTGCTGCTAACAATCTTGATGGGTTGGAGTTAAATGCTCCAGTTCTAGATATGAAGTCAAAAGGAGATCTATCGGTAGTTATATCAGGATTGAATGTACTAACTCTAGGTCTAAAATCTAAAGTATCAGTTGCTCTAATTTTTCCGGAAATTAGTGGAATATCACTTAAATACCTCTCTTCTTGATAAGAAGCAACTGTAAATACATCTCCATCTTCATTAGCAGGTACAGAGTAACGGTCAAAAACAACCATTATTCTTCTAGATGGTTCTGAAGTATCTTTACTTCTAACAATCTTAGAGTAATCGTAATATTGCTCTTTTTGCCCTCTGTTAAGTTTGAATGAGTTTGAAATATCTTTATAACTTCCTTTTATAGTTGCTTCTACAGTACTATCAATATTAGATTCTTCAAATTTTACCGGCTCATTAAGATCAAATTTTTGATTATTTAAATAAACAATCCCTAAAGTATCTGCAGACGATGATGGAGTAGTAGTTATATTTGTAACTACTCTAGCTACTGCACCACTTTGTGTTCCTATGATGTTCTCACCAACAATGGAATTATTACTAACATCAGAAGAAGATGGGAACTGAAGTCTATCTAAAACTGGATCTAATTTATCTAAAGATTCGTATACACAAATAACTTTTGTAACATCTGGATAATTTAATGAAATTTCTTCATCTTGAATTCTTAAACCATAGTAATTATTAAAAGATAAACCATCATTCTTTGAAGTATTTTCGTTTAATCCAGATTCTTTAAATTTTGATCTAGATACAAATATAACTGTACTTCTATCATAATTCTTAACTTTACTTTGAATATTGTCTTTAAGCACCGTTACATTAACAACGGTGTCATTAAATGACAAAGTATTATCTAATCCTTTTATAGTTAAATTACTTCCGGAAATAGAAATAGAGTCACTAGTAATTCTAGGTATGCTTCCATTTGCATAACTTACAGTATATCTTTCCTCATCAAATGCTGGCCATGTTATTCCATTAATGTTTGACAGATCTCCGGATGTTGATATATCCAATTTATCATCATTGTTAACATTTTTTCCAACTATCTGATCATTTAAATATAAATTTGAAGATGATAAATCTAATGAAGATGTATTTTTTTCTGGTAATAATGCATACAACTTACCAGAACCCCTAACATTAGGTTGAGCAAGGAATCCAGAAACTTGAGAATCTATAACATCTGGACCAGAAACAAATTGACCGGGAGATGATGGAATTGAACCATCAAAAACGCCAGCAACAGTTGCTATACCAGTAACTTCAAACGAAAGACCGTCATTACTAACGGATACAACTCTATTATAAGTTTCTAGTTTTAGAGTGCTTCTTTGATATGTAATAATATTATCAGTTTTTATTCCTACAAATTTACGACCATTTGCAGTTACTGTTGATATTCCGGCATCTGAACTGGAGATAGAAATTAAAGATATTCCATTGTTAAAAGAAACTCTATCTAAAACTGTATCTGCAACAAAATCACTAGAAGCTGGACTAAAAGGAGTTATTTGTCTCACTGATTTTATATCATCAATTCCATAACTTTGAATAGATTCTACAGATCTGGAAGATTTAATACCATTTACAATCAAACCCTCTCCCTTTACAAAAGTCCCTGAAGTTTGCCTTAAAAATATGGTATTTGATGCTGAAGAATCTGATACTAAGAAACCGCGAGATCCTGATGTTGCTCCTTCTATTATAAAAGACTCTAAGTATTCATTTGCAGTTAAATCGACATTAAGAGTTAATTTTACATATGTTTGAATATCATATAATCTTAAATCCCAATTAGTGGAATTATCTAAGTATGCAGAATCTTTTAAATTGAAAGAATATACCCTTGCTTCTCCAATTTTAGATCCGGATCCAGAAAATTGGGAATGTAAATCAATTGTAGTTCTAATTTTTGCTAAACCGGTAACATTGTTTACCGTAAACAAATTCCCAATTTCGAAAGAAATTCCTACATCAGATAAATTTTTAGTATTTCTTGGTTTTTCTACATCTATTATTTCTGTAGATACTTTTTCGATATCATATCCTCTTACATATGCCTTACCTGGAGAAATTTTTAATGATGCTAAATCATCAGAAGGAACATTGCCTTGAGATGTTTGCTGATTTTCGAAAAATAAACCATCATTCCCTAAACGATTGTTTAAAGAATTTGTTAAAGTAATGTTAAATGGATTTATTGTATAATGTCCAGATTCATCATAAGTTCTTTCTGCGAAATAATCTCTAATTTTAGAAAATTCCGATTTCGTTTCAATTTTTTTAATTTTACCATCTTCTATCTGAAGAAGTTCTATAAAATTAGTATCATTATTATCAGATAAATCTTTTTTGCTTAAGTTTAAAGATATTTTTAACCTATCAGAACCTGGAGATGCAAAGTTAGAAAATCCCTTTGCATTATCAAATAAAGATATATCTTCTTTAGCAGATATTATCGATTCGGTTACATTTAGACCAACTCTATATGAGGGAGTATTTGTGTAATAATCTAAAATTATATTTTCATCATTTACACTTACAAAATAACCTCTAATAAAGTAAACACCCTTGCCAATAAATGCCGCAGATCCTACAGATGTAGATTCTGAAGAAATAAGGGATGCGAATGCCGTTCCAGAATTAATTGTGGTATTACCGTAAACTATATTATCTAAAGATGTGAGAGTTTCTCCATCTTGGAACTCTGTAAACTCGAAATTTTGATCAGAATCTAAGTAGTTTAGATATAACGTAACATATTCTACATTATCAGATTCATCTGGAAGAACAACTTTTCTTACCTTTGCAGTTATTCCTGTTACCTCACCTACTATAGTTTTTCCTACAAAATTTTCAATATAAAGTGATATATCTACCCCAAATTGAGTCGAATTTAACTTTACGGCAAAGAAATTTGGATCATATCCAACATTTCCAGGAATCACCATCGATCCCTCTTTAAATATAAAACTACCAAAATCTTCTACTTGATTTTGGATAATAGATTGTAAAGTAGTTAGTTCTCTAGACTGAACTGGATATCCTGGTTTGAATAATACTTTATAAAAATTATTCTCACTATCGAAATCATCGTAATATGGACCTATGTTTAAGTTTGTTTTTTGTGACATCTTTTTTAGAATTCCAGAATAATTTTAACGTCTTCTTTTTGTCTAGAGTCTCTTTCAATCAGAGATCTATTATCAATATAAATTATCTTTCCAGTACTTTTATTTATCTCAGGTTGAGCAAGTCCATCCTGAAAAGTAACTCCTAAATTTACTTGTTTTGATCCGAGTGTTGTAGTTATCCCACTAAAAGATGTATCGATTGACCCACCAAAAGGAGTTATTTGATTTGAAGATGACTCAAATGGGAGGATTTCTCCTTCATTTGTAATATCATTATTATCAGTTTGATCGAAAGTATTATTAAAATATAAAGATCTATCTTGATAGTACTTTAAAACATTAGTTTCAATGTCATATGAAGTAACATAACCCCTAGCTATTTTTTCATTACCTAAATTTTGCTCCATAATTGTTCCAACTAAAGGAAGATCATTTGATTCGATAGAATCTATATCTAACTTTAAGGAATATACGGAAGAAAATGTAGATTCTGTATAATTTTCAGTTCTAGAGTTTAATTTTTTAGGATTTTGGAGTATTCCAACCTGAGCAAATTTTGTATCTACTGGAAAATCTTTTGTCGAATCGTCAAATCTAGAGTAAATTAATATTTTATCAGAACCCAGTTCTGTATAGATGTCATATCCATGCCCATTCGATGGTGGAATGATCGGAATTAATTTTGCTCTTTCTGAAGTAGATCCAGAACTTCTCAAATCAACTTGTGCCCAGGTATAACCACTTCCTCCGGAAACAACTTTCGCATCAATTATTTGTCCATTATCATTTGCTATTACTTCTACTTCTCCTCCAGTTCCATCACCTACAATTTTGTAAGTTCCCGATGAATAAATTGAATTTCCTGCTT